GCCCGCTGCTCCGAGCACTCCGGTGCCCGGTCAGTTCTACTACGACACGACCGCAGGCCGGTTCGTGTTCCGTGGTGCGTCGGCTTGGATCGACCCGACCGCTCGTGCGAACCACACCGGCACGCAGACTGCCGCCACCATCAGCGACTTCGATACGCAAGTCCGTACCAGCCGTCTCGACCAGATGGCCGCGCCGACCGCGCCCGTGTCGCTCAACAACCAGCGCATCACCAGCCTCGCAACGCCCACCGCCGCGACCGACGCGGCCACCAAGGGTTACGTGGACTCCGCAGTCAACGGCACCGACTGGAAGAACAGCGTTCGTGCTGCCACCACGGCCAACATCACCCTGTCGGGCACCCAGACCATCGACGGCGTGGCGCTCGTGGCCGGTGACCGCGTGCTGGTGAAAGACCAGACCACCCCGGCGCAGAACGGCATCTATGTCGTCGCTGCCGGTGCCTGGGCGCGTGCCACCGACGCCGACGAGAACGCCGAGGTCACCGCTGGCCTGTCCGTGATGGTGACCGAGGGTACGACCAACGCCGACAGCCAGTGGCGTCTGACCACCAACGACGCAATCGTGGTGGGCACCACGGCGCTGACCTTCGCCCAGATCGGCGCTGGCTCCAGCTACACCCAGGGCACCGGCATCAACATCAGCGGCAACGTCATCGCCATCGACACTGCCGTGGTGACCCGCAAGGCTTCTGCCAACGTGGGTGACGGCAGTGCCACCAGCATCTCGGTAACGCACAACCTGGGCACGCTCGATGTGCAGGTTCAGGTCTACGAAGTGGCGACCGGCGATACCGTCGAGTGCGACGTTCGCCGCACCAACACGAACCAGATCACGCTGGGCTTTGCCGTGGCTCCGACCAGCAACCAGTACCGCGTGATCGTCCAGGGTTGATCCTATGCGTGACCTGTCCTTCCGCGCACCGCCGACACTGGCGGTTGCAGAGAACGCCACGACGCCCACCGGGCGCACGGGCGCTCTGATCTGGTCCACCACCGCGTCGAAGCTGCTGGTGTGGGACGGCTCGAAGTGGGCCGCGCCTGCGCCCACTGCGGGTGGCGGTGGTGGCTCTGGCGATGTGGTCGGCCCGGCGTCTGCTGCGGCTGACAGCCTCGTCACGTTCGCTGACGAAACGGGCAAGGTGCTGAAAGAGGCCACGTTCTTCGATGTGCCAGACATCGGCGGTATTCCCGCCGCGCCTTCTGCTGCTCATCTGCGCCACTTCGCCCGAAATCGCGCTGGTCGTGTGATGCCACACTTCATCGGTCCTGCCGGTATCGACGTTGCAATGCAACCCGCGCTGTTCGGCAACTCGATTGCGATGTGGTCTCCCAGCACCGGCACAACGGTGTCCACGAACTTCGGCACGTCATGGACGGCGCGAAACAGCGGCACTGGTGCCGCACAGGCTCACCCGACTCGTGCTTCTACCAACGCCCTCACATCGCTGATTCGCGCCACCTTCGGCACGGGCACGACTGCGACCGGCAGCAGCGGCATTCAGTCGGCATTGCCGGTGGCATGGCGTGGCAATGCGGCCAACCTTGGGGGTTTCTACGCTACGTGGCGATTTGCTGTCGAAACACTGTCGTCTGACATTCAGCTTCTGATTGGCCTGAGTGCGCTCAACGCCGCACTGGCCGGTGAACCATCGGCGCAGAACAACACGTTCGCGCTTTGCAAGGATGCTGCTGACACGACATGGCAGATCGTCAGTCGCAACACCACACTGGTCAAGACGAACCTCGGGGCGACCATCACGGCGGGCCAGATTCTCGACTTCACGATCTTTGCGCCGCCCAATGGTTCCGGCATCACGGTTCGATTGGTCGATGCTGTGACCGGGACGGTGCTCGTTGACAACGTGCAGTTCACGGGCGGTATGCCCAGCAACACCACGTTCCTCTACGCACACGCCCAGATTCGGTCCACTACGACCACGACTGCGAAGCTCCTGGCTCTCAACCGCATCTATGTGGAGACCGACCTATGACCTGGGATGTGATTCAAAACGCGAATGGCGAACTGCAACTCATCGAGCACGGTGCTGCTGTGCCCGATGGTTGGGCTGTCGTAGCCGAGACTGCGAACCCGGACTACCTCGACTACATGGCCCAGATCGCCAATGGCTGAAATCCAGCAGCAGAGGGATGACCGCTGTAGCCACCAATAATCGGCGGTCATCCCATGTCACACCCAGCCATGCAAACCAAAATCGACCCCATAAGCGCCTCGACGGCGTTCGCGTCGGTGCTGTTCGGGCCTGACCTCGCCCACATCATCGGACCCTACGCCGTGATCCTGCTGGCCTCGACCACCGGGGCTGCATGGGCCTTGGGTCGCACTGAGCCGATGAGCAGCCGCCTCGACGCAACTCTCTTTTTCGTGAGATTGAACCTGATGGCGCTGCTTTTGACGGTGCCAGCCGCTCATGCTGCGACGCGGGCGTTCGATATACATGACACCAGTTGGTTGCTTGCCCCAATCGCTCTGATGATCGGCGCGATTGGCAACGACTGGCCGAAGGTCGGAAAGTGGGTTCTGACCCGAGTGGCCCGCCTCTTCGAGCGTCGTACCGGCACCGACGCCCGCAATGGAGACTGATATGTCGCACGATCACACGATGGCCCTGATCGCATTCGCAAACGGGCTGTTCATAGCTTGGATTTGCATTTGCCGTCTCAACGCAACGCACATCAAGGTTCTTCCGAGTGTGCGCTTCAAGTACGTGGCGCTGATGGTCGGGTCACTGGCCTTCGGCAGTCAGCCGCTCATGTGGGGCGAGTTCCCAGGCACGGGCGGTTTGATCCTTCAGTTCTGCGTCACCGCTGGCCTAGTCGCTGGGTATCGTCGTTGGCACAACGGGCCACCCGAGGACACGTTGATCGAGTCCGCGAAATTTAGCCGCAGGTAAACGCCTGTTCATCACGGCAACAATCCCCTCCAATCTGAAAAAAGGACAACCCATGCGTCCCTGCTTTGCCTTCAACAACTCTGCGTCCGAGGACACCCCCAGCGTCTTGTCGATCTACGACGAGATCGGCTTCTGGGGCGTGCAGGCCAAAGACTTCGTGAACGAACTTCGTGCCGTGAAGTCGAAGGTGCTCAACGTGGAGATCAACTCTCCTGGCGGTGATGTGTTCGCCGGTCTTGCGATCTACAACGCTCTCAAGTCCTCGGGGAAAGAGATCGTGGTGAAAGTGATGGGCGTTGCCGCCAGCGCAGCTTCGCTGATCGCAATGGCCGGCGACCGGATCGTCATGCCCAAAAACACGTTCCTGATGATCCACAACCCGTGGTCGTTTGCAATGGGCAACGCCGACGAGTTGCGCGAGACCGCCGACACGCTCGACAAGATCGGCACCAGCCTGCTCTCCACCTACGCCGCCAAGACCGGCCTGGAGGAAAGCAAGCTGGCCGAGATGCTGGCGAAAGATACGTGGCTGTCGGCTGACGAAGCTCTGGAAATGGGCTTTGCCACCGAGGTCGTGGACGAGGTGAAGGCCAACGCAAAGTTCGACATGGCCCGCGCCGATCTGCCCGAGGCCGTGCGTGCCGTGTTCGCAATGGCCGCTGCTGCCCCCAAGGCCGAAGTCGAGCCGCAGCCCGAGCCGCAGCCGGAACCCGCACCGGAAGCCACCTTCGGTGACGAAGTGCTGTCCCTGGCGACCGCTGCTGGCATGGAAGCCTTCGCGTCGATCTGGGCACTGCGACACACCGACAGCGGTGAAGTCAAAGCGGCCATCGAGCAGGCTCGTCAGATTCGTTCGCTCTGCGCCGTGGTCAACATGGCCGACCGCGCAGACGCATTCATCCGTGGTGGCAAGAGCCTGGATCAAGTGCGTGCAGCACTGATCGAGGCCCGCGCCAAGACCGACGAGGACACCCACGTCGATACCACCCCCAAAGGCAGCACTCAGCCGACGACCCTTGCTTCTGCCAAGTCGGCGCTGACCGCATCGCAAATTTGGCAGAAGCGCAACTCTCGCAACAAGCGATAAGGAGCAACCACCATGTCTCTCTCCCAGGGCAAATTCACGGGCGAGTTCCTGCTGTCGGAAGGCAACGGGTCCATCAGCCGAGAACAAGTCACCATCTCTTCGACTGCTGGCGCTCTCGTCGCTGGCACCGTGATGGGCAAGATCACCGCCACGGGCGAATACGTTGCGTACAGCAACGCAGCCGCTGATGGTTCGGAAGTCGCCGCTGGCGTGCTCTACGCCAACGTGGCCGACAGCACCGCCGACCAGAAGGCCGTCATCATCGCCCGCCACGCCGAGGTGCAAGCCTCCGAACTGACCGGCCTGGACGCCCCGGCCCGCGTCGATCTCGCGGCCATCGGCATCATCTGCCGCTGATCGTCCACCAGTCCATTCATCAATTTAGGAGGTAACCACCATGCCGACTCTTGACATTCTCAACGACGACGCCTTCAGCCTGCGTTCGTTGACCACCGCCATCAACGAGACCCCGTACCAGCCGATGCTGCTGGGCGAACTCGGCCTGTTCTCCGAGCAGGGCCTGACCACCACTTCGCTGATGATCGAGAAGCGCGGTTCCACCCTGGCTCTGGTGCCCGCCGCCGCCCGTGGTTCTTCGGGCCGCGTCGAGTCGAACGACAAGGCGAAGCTGTACCCCATCGGCACCGTGCATCTGCCCCAGCGTGGCGCAGTGCTGGCCGACGAGGTGCAGAACCTGCGTGCCTTCGGCCAGGAGAGCGAGGTCGAGACCGTGCAGAACCTCGTGAACCGCAAGCTGGGCAAGCTGCGTCGCAACCTCGATGTCACCATCGAGTACCAGCGCATCGGTGCCATCAAGGGTCAGGTCGTGGACGCCGATGGCTCCACCGTGATCCTCGATATGTTCAGCACCTTCGAGGTGGCCCAGCAGTCCGTGGCGATGGCCCTGAACGCCGACACCACCAAGGTCAAGCTGAAGATCACCGAGGCCCAGCGCAAGTCCGAAACCGCTCTGGGTGGCCTGCTGCATCGCGGCTTCATCGCCCTGTGCGGCGAGGGTTTCTTCGACGCTCTGGTGACCCACCCCGCCGTCGAGAAAGCCTACGACCGCTGGCAAGACGGTGCCTTCCTGCGGACCCTGCAACGCAGCCAGAACAGCGGCCAGCCCGGCTTCGAGTTCTGCAACGTGTCCTGGCACGAGTACCGTGGCACCGTGGGCGGCATCCCCTTCATCGGCACCGATGACGCCTACCTGATCCCGATGGGCGTGCCCGACCTGTTCGAGACCCACTACGCTCCCGCCGACTACATGGAGACGGTGAACACCCTGGGTCTGCCGTACTACGCGAAACAGGAACTGATGCGGATGAACAAGGGCGTGGAACTGGAAAGCCAGTCGAACCCCATCTCGATCTGCACCCGTCCGAACGCGGTGGTCAAACTGACCAAGGTCTAATGGGCATCAGCGCATTCCAGCGCATGACCAAGAGCGTTCTCGCCCTGCTGGGCGAGGACTCTTTTTTGCGTGGCACCGTCCCATGCAAGGTCAACATCGAGCGGTCTGTCCAACTGACCGACGAGAACGGACTGGTCTACGAGCGCGACGTGGCGACCATCGACAACGAGCACAGCCCCGAAGCGGGCGATGCTCTGACGCACCCGAGCGGCAACTTCGTGCTGGACCGCAAGTTCCAAGACAACGGCTACAGCAGCCGCTTCATCGTGCGGAAGGTCTGACGTGGCGACCTCGTTCACCCTCACCATCTCTGACGAAGGTCTCGAACGTCTGTCCGAGAACCTGGGCAAGCTCTCGGCTGAAGAGTTCGAGCGCGTGGCCCGGCGCACCGTCAACGAGGTGGGCCAGCGCACCTACGATCTGGCGCGTGGGCGCATGAACGAGGGCCTGTCTCTCACCGACGCCTACCTCACGAACAAGCTGAAGTTTCGCCCGGCAGACGAGGGCAAGGTGGCCCGTTCGACGGTCAGAGCCGATGGTGGCCTGACGACGCTGGGCCACTACAACCCTCGCATCATCACCCAGAAGGTGAAGCGCCCGGAGAGGTCGAAAGGCAACCCGGCGCTGGGCATTGCCGCTGGTCAGAAGCTGGACGTGGTGACCGTCGCTGTTCGTCGCGGTGCGCGAAAGATCGTGCGCGAGGATTCCCGTGACGTGTTCATGGTGCCGAAGTTCCGCGACAGCGAAGGCAACCCCCTGATCTTCCAGCGACTGCCGGGCAAGACCAGCAGCGGCAAGTCGCGCCTCAAGGCGCTGCTCGGCCCCTCGGTCTACCAGCTATTCCGCTACCAGATCACCAACAACAACCTGACGACCGATGTCGAAGATGACCTGACCGAGACCCTGGGCCAGTTCGCAGAGGCAGCGGTAGGAGACCTCATCCGATGAGCACCCTTTACACCAAAGCCAGCGAGATCGCACAGGAACTCGACACCCGGCTCAAGACCATCACAAAGGCCAACGGCTTCGAGACCGACATCGGTCTCAGGGTATTCCGCGGTCGCCGCAACATCGACGATGACGCCGTTCCGTGCGCCATGCTGATCGAGGGCAACGACCAACCACGAAGCCGCGCTGGCAAGCTGGCGACCTACGAGATCGAGCAGAACTACGTGCTGGGCGGCTACGTGCCGTGCGACCCCAACAACCCCAACGACGCCGCGCACGCGATCCTGCGTGACCTGAAGAAAGTCGTGTTTTCCGACGACAACCTCGGTCGCAAGGTCAAGAGCGTCGATTACAAGGGCCGCGACATCGGCCCGCGCACCGATGGCGTGGCAATCGTCATGGCGATCATCGAGATCAGTGTCGTGTACGTCGAAACGCTGTCGAACCCTTGAGCGAAATTTAGCCGCAGGTTGAGCACTGCGGTTTCGAGGACACTTCCCGTGTCCAGTTTCAGCCGCAGATGCGGTAATTTCTTTGGAGAAGCAATATGTCCGCTCGTGGTTTTCTGGGTGCTGGTGACCTCTACATCAGCCGCTTCGTGAACGGTGCTTTCGAGGACTTCAAGGGTCCCTACGAATGCACGAAGTTCGAGATCAAGCCGAACATCGAACTGCGCGAACTCACCTCGCGTGGCAAGAACACCTACGGTCAGGTGATCGAGTCGGTGGCGCTGCAACAGCCCGCCGACATCACCGTCGATCTGCCCGAGGTGAACCGCGAGTCGCTGTCCATCCTG